TACCACCCGGAGGAGCAGCAGCGGTCTGAGCCGCTGGACGCCCGAAGGAAGTGGAGAAGACGATATTGCCATCGTTGTAGCTGATGGCGTTGGTGAAGGCGCCAGTGACGGCCAGCCATTCCAGCCGGTTGTCCAGCATCTCCTTGCGGCGCCGAGCATCCCCGGCGAGCTTCGCCTGGAAATCCTCGGTCATGCTGGTGGCGCTCAGGCTGAAGGTGCCACTGCCGGCCTGTAGGGCCATGCGTAGGAACTCGCGGTAGCGAGTCACGTCGCTGGCCGCGTAGCGGTCCTTGAGCGACCAGTCGATCAAGCTCGCCCGGCCATGGCCGATCGAGTCGTCGTACTTGGTCATCTCGGCTTCGGCGTCCTCAGCCCGAGCAGGTGCGAGGCCCGAGACCTCAGGCATCACATACTGGAAGATCACGTCGTCAGACGAGACCTCCCTAAAGGGGGCCAAGTTTCGGATGCCGATGAAGGAGTCATCCTCCACCAACTGCCTAATTTGGCCAAGCGAATCGACCTTGGTTACCAGCCGATTCTGGTCAAGTGTAGTCATGCGTTCTCCGAATCTTACTGGTAGACCAGCTGCATGGCGGCTGTGCCAACAGTCAGGTCGCGGGTGGTATCCGACAGTGCCTGCCAAGCACCGGCAGCGGTCAGCTCCTGGGCTTCCGACTGATCGATCGAGCCACCATAGACGACAGAGACTTCGACGTCGCGGTACAGCAACTGATCAGGCAGGAAGGTGTCATTGAAGCCCAGAATGTTCGCGGCCAAGCCACGGCCATCGGACGAACCAGCGACACCAGGGGTATCGGTGGCCACGGTGACGGTACCGGTCAAGCCGGTGACGTCGACCGTCAGCTCAGTCACATCGACACCAGTTGAGCCGTCGTAAGTCACGATCAGAGCCGCAGTGCCAACTGGACCACCAGTGACGGTGATGCGAGCGCCAAGCTCGGCGAGAGCCTGAGTCGCACTACCACTGGCCGCCAACCGGAGCGCAGCCTGAACCTCAGACGCCGTGGCGTCGAAGGCGATGTCCGCTGTGGTCTCACCCAGGACTGTGACTGTGAAAACACCAGCAGAGATGGCCGCCAGCTCGGTGATCGACTGGACCTCGTCGGTACCGGCAGGCTGGTAGGGACCAATCTTGCCGATCTGCTCAGCGTTGCCGACGGTGATCTCAGCCATGAGGACGCCGGGCTGCAGCACGCGAGTAGGCGTGCCGTCGACGTCGACGATGGGAACGGTGTTCATATCCACCGTCTTCGACCTCGTCAGAAGACCACGAGTCGAGCGTAGGTAGATTCTCTTGCCAAATGGGGTCGCGTAGGCAGGACCCCCGATGAAACCAGGCATGTGTGTGGCCCTTTCTACTGGAGCGGAGCAGTCTCAAGGCCTGCGGCCACGAGACGCTTGAAGGAATCGGTCTGCTGGATCCGCCCCACCGGCAAACCAGAGAGGCGGTGCTGGCGAAGGATGGCTTGGTCCATCGTCTGCTGATCCGGAGCGCCCTGCGTGACCGGCAGGCCCCCGGCAGCAGTCTGGCTGGCGGTCAGAGCGTCGGCGTACTGGCCGAGAGCTTGATGCACCGGAGCGGTGTCGTACAGCGCCTGGAAGGCCGAGTACTGAGCCGAATCGAGCGTCATGGTGAAGGCTTCGAACGCGGGAGCGGCCGAGGCCAGGATGCGACTGCTGGAGGCCAGGTTGGCCACGTACTCACGACGGTGAACGCCAGCCTGCTCGCGCTCTGCTTCCTGGCTGGCCTGGATGCGAAGGACCATCTCCTGGGTCGTCAGCATCTCGTTACCGATAGCGAAGGACCCATCCGCCTGCGCCGGAGCGGCAGGAGCCGGGGCCGGAGCGGCAGGAGCCGGGGCGGCCACCGGGGCGGCCGGGGCAGGAGCCGGGGCGGCCGGGGCAGGAGCCGGGGCGGCCGGGGCACCAAGGTACTGGGGCTGCACTCCCGTCGCCCCGGTAGCCGGACCGGCCACCGGGGCGGGGGGCGGGGCAGGGGCAGGGGCGGGGGCAGGAGCTACGGGAGCGCCAAGATACTGCGGCTGCACCATCGCCGGGGCGACAGGGGGAGCGCCAAGGGGAACCACCGGAGCAACGCCCACCAAACCTGGAGCCGGGGCCACAGGAGCCGGAGTCGGTGCCACAGGTGCGGGCGGAACAAAGCCTGCCGGAACAAGGGAAGGGACGGTCATAGGGATACTCTCCGTGAAGTTTCTCGTGGTTTCTGGACTGCCCTGAGCGAAGAGACCTTCAACGGCAGGGATGTCTACGAAGGCCACTCCAAGAATGACTGGGGAGTAGATAATTCCTTCGTTCGTGGTGTACTCGCCAACTTCGGCGCTGCGTGAAGCGTACAAACCCGATACGATCTTTTCAACCGCATCGGGATCAAGGACCTCGTAATCGGCGAGCAAGGTATCGCCTTCAACCCTCAGCGACTGCAGCCAGCCGATGACCCGATCAACCGATCGAGAGTGGTCAACCCGCAGCGGGACCCGAGGGAAGGCCAGGGACAGCGACTGGAAATTGGCGGCCATCGTGACCAGTTCGTTGACGCCGTAGGTGAAAACGAAGCCGAATTTGTCAGTGAAGGTGCCGGTGCGAAGGATTGGCCAGTCGGACAGCAGTCCGGTGCCGTCCTTGTTTCGAGTGAACTTGCCGAACCGGCCATGGGCAGTGACGCGCTGATCGAGCTGAAAGGTGTATCGCTCTTCAGTTTGCAGCGCACTCTGTGTAGGCATCTATGTAGACCTTGGCCTATCTCGCTTGGTGGAATCCAACGCTGGCCAGAATTTCTCTGCCGTCAAGGCATACGAACACGCGTGGATCGCTTACAGTGTCGACAGAATAGCCGGACTATCCCGCCTTCGACCACAACTCTGGAGATGAGTTCGCCGCGTTTCATGTGCTTCACCGTCATTTGCCAGACCATGTTCTTGTCGGCATCAAGCACAGCTAGCAGTATGTTCTTCGAACAATGGCACCTGACCTCACTTCGCCGATGAGACATCAGGACCCGTCGGTGGCTGGCCCCGGCTTGTCTGCTGGGTCACCTGAGTCCGGAGCTGGAGCCGGAGCACCAGGGCCACCATCTGGCTCGGTTACGATCTCCACCTCCTCCAGCTTCATGCCCAAAGCCAGGGCCAGATCGTCGGTGTCTGGCTTGATAGTGCCGCCCTGAATCACGGCTGTGGCGATCTGTCGGAGGGTGGCCTGCGTGGCCTCGCCCATCTTCTTGGGAGCGAAAACTATGTCCTTGCCAGCGTTCGGCCCGAAGTTGAAATCGATCAACCTGCGGATCAGGTACCTGTTCAACACCTCGGCGATGTCAGCCACCAGGGCGTTGTTCATGATCAGGAAGACCTGCATGTGCGCTTCGCCCAGGTTGTATGAGCCCACGTCAGCAGTCCGATAGAGCAGAACCGGAGTGAAGATGCCAAGCGACATCTCTTCGTCCAGGCGGGTCAGATAGCGCTCGAAATCAGCGCCACGCATCTGGCTCTCCAAATACTTGACGTCGTACTCAAAGTCACCCTCCTGCCCCTGGCCGTTCATTGATCGATCCGACGGCAGGGCAACAACGCTGCGGTTGCGGAGGTTCTGCATGACCTCGATGATCACTTCCTGGCCACTCAGTGAGTTGCCCTTGCCGTCAGGCACTGAGGCATCGAACGGCGCACGACCGATGGGGATTGGCTCGCCGAACCGCTCAAAGTAGTTGTTGGCGTAGGCGTGGATCATCTGCGAGAAGAACCAGGCGGGGAATGCTGGCTTCAAGAGCTTGGAGCCCATCATGTTGCCAGCCTCGGTCAGAAGCGAGTACCACATGGTGTTCTCGGCCGGGACCGGATCGTTCTGTCCTGGAACCCTGATCCCGTCGAAGATCCTTATCTTGGGGGCCATGCCTCCGGTGGTGGAGGGTTTCCCAGGGACGTCTTTCCAGTTGATGGAGGCATCTTCAGGTGTAACGTCCTTGAGCTTGTCGAGAACAACCCTGTTTGCATCGTTCTGATACTGGACCACAATCGGTGCGTAGCCTGCCCAGTATGCTGGAGAAAGAGCCCTGACTATTCTTGACCAGTTCTTCTCTATGTTCTCCTCGATGAACTTCCTAATCTTCTCGTCACTGCCCTCGATGCGCCAGTTGACCTGATGGACCATGAAGGTCAGCAGACGTAGCGAGATGTTGATCTGATAGTGATCGCGCATGGACCTGAAGTCCTGCAGGGTCAGAGCGCTCAGATCGAAGTTGAGCAGGCCGCCACCAGGGAGAATCCTCTGGATGGCCCCATCCTGGCCCCATCCTGGGGCCTGCTTCTCGCCGATGATTGGCGGCCTGCTCTTGCGAAAGTTGGCCGACGCCAGAGGCAGACCGTGGTGGTTTAAAAGCTGTCCGCCTTGGGGGTGGTTCATGCAGGCACACTATCCCCTGTAGGCAGGATGCTGCGAGCCTTGCTGCTTTGTTCGGCTGGGAACATTCACGCCAGTGATGACGCGCTCCCTCGAAGATGGCACCCAGTCTTGCACGAAGTCGTTCATGGTCCTGGTGGAGACTGCCCGACGGCTTGCTTTGCTGATCATCAGGGTCGACACTACGGCGGCCATGGCGTCGGCTACGTCCTTGGATCCAGCTGGAGGGTGATCGATCTTTCGGCCCATGTCCTTGAGCTCGGACAGTTCCTTGAAGACGATGTCCACCAGCTTTGTGTCTGCCGGTCGTAGCCGGACCGGGTACCGCGGCACCTCGATGCGGTGCTCATAGATAGCATCCTTCAGCTCGTGGTACGGCAGCTTCTCCTTGTCAACCGAGACCTGGAAGGCGTTGTAGCCACGCTTGCGTAGCTGCTGCAGGGACTCCGTGCTCTGGTGGCCGTCGTAGGTCACCGTCGTGATGCGGTAGCCCCTCTCCTCTTCTAACCCGTAGATGAACTGCCGGATGTCCGAGATCATGACCTCAGAGCCAGGGACGGCCTTCAGCCGGAACAGCATATCGATCGTAATGAAGGGCTTCAGCTCGCCCTCGATCTCGACCATTCTGGAGATGTGGCCCATCGCCAGACCAAGGGAGTTTCCGTACTCGCCAGACGTAGCGATGTCGACGTGGGCCACCCTCGGCAGCGTGTCCCGAGCTCGCAACCTGCGGTGCATCTTGCCTTCTGGGCTGATGGGTGAATACTTCTCACCAGGTCCCTGAAAGCTGTTCTCCCACAGGTTCTGCGCCTCGGTGATCCTGTCCGTGAGCAGAATGAAGGGATTGCTAACCATCGGCGGAATACCGGCGAGATCCTTGAGTGCTTCCTCTGGATCGTTGGTGAACGCCTTCCGATACAGGTCCGGAATCTTCATCGTCTCCATGGACTTGAGATCCATGAACTGCAACAGGTCGTCGTCGACTATCTTGCGCCTGGCGATGTCGTAGTAGAAGTATGTGACCTTGCCGGTCTTCTTGTCCCTGTAGTGGTCAGTACCAAGCGACTCCCAGATGGAGAGCCTTGCTGCGTAAGCGTCGTCGCGCTCGTTGTACTCCTTGAACTTGCGAGCAGCGAAGCCAGAAGCTGACTTCATCTGGCCGATGATGATCAGGAAGCCACGATTGCCGAACCTTGACGAGATGCGGTTCTGGATCGTCCGGAAGCCGACCTCGGCGTAGTCTTTGTGCTCGGTGATCTTGTGGGAGTCCGCTTCATCAATGACACCACCAAGGATGTTGTAGCCCTCGAAAGTCGTCTCCTGGGAGTCGCCCGGTACAATCCAGATGTCGCCATCGAACCGGATCTGATTCTTGCGGCTGGTATCAATCGGATGGTTCTTGAACCACGGTGACAGGCTGACACGAGCCTTGACGTCGCCGAACAGAACCTCTCGGGCCTGAGACGCCTTGGTGGACATCATCATGAAGGCGATGCGCGAGCCGGCCATCAGGTTGAAGAACCCCTGGGGATCCTTCAAGCACAACACCCAGTGGACCAGGTAGAGGAGCACGATCGAGGCCACAGTGGTCTTGCCGATGCCGATGCCGCCAGTGAAGATCGCCTCCTCTACCAGTGTTGGCCGATCCGGCGTGACCTCGGATCCCATGATTTCCCTCAGCACCTTGACGATGCTGGGCCGGACCGAATCGCTGATGTCCAGGTAGTCCTTGCCAAGGAACTCCTCAAGCGTCGCCGGACGCTCACGGAACTCGGGATTCTTCTTGAGCCACTCCAGTTCAGTCTTTGCGGCAGGAGTCAGTACCGGCACGAACTTGCCGGTGGCTGCCGACTGTTGTCGGTTTGACGAAGGCAGCTGGAGTGGCTGTGGCTGTGGCTGCGTGGGCTGTGGCTGGGCCGGAGCAGTGGCCGGAGGCTGAACGGCAGGCGGAGGTGTGGGTTTGGCCACTGGCCGAGCAGACACCGTTCCTGGGGATGCTCTCTTCGCCTTCGGCGGTGGGGTTGGTGCGACCGAAGGTGGAGTTGGTGCTGGTACCTTCGGTTGGTTCCTCATGCTTGTGATCCTAGATCGGGATAGAGCCACTCGCTTGTGTCGTCGAAATCGGGAGCCCGCGAGCGTGCTGCATCGAGATCTCCTTGACGGTCGCCAGCAGGTCAGCTTCGGTGCCAGCATTCAGACAGCGCGCCACCATGGCGTCAGTGATTTCGCGCCGATGGATGCCACTAGCCTCCAGGATGCCAACGACCTGCGAAGCCTGCGCCACCATAGTGGCGCCCTCTGGCCCGCCAGTGATCGAGGCCGCGCCGCCATTGGTGTTGACGTTGACGTTGACCCCAGCCGTTCGGAGGGCGGGATCCACCAGTTTGGCCAGGGTCACGGCCTGACGGAACAGGTTGGACACCAGCGAAGTGACCTTCTGGTCAAGGCCGGTCACAGGGATGTCCTCCTCGGCTTCCACCAGGCGGTCCACCGAATTGGCCATCAGAACCTGCAGGCCAGCGATTATCTCATCGGAGTCCCTTGTCCCGAAGCACTCCTTCAACTTCTTGCCCTCTGAAAGATCCACTACGCACACACTTCCCTCTTGGTAGGACATGCAGCTATCGCGATAGGAGCACCCTTCGCATAGTAGCTCGTCCAGCGGGCTCGGCCCATATGCCTTCCTCTTTCGGTAGCGCTGCTTGAACTTCACCGGTCTGACACTCCTCAGTAAATCACCGGTCTGATCGAGCGTCAGACCGGTGTCACTGGCGATCAAGCTGGCATTTTCTTCATCCCAGTTGCGGACGGCCCACCTGATGGCGGCGATGTTGAATCGGCAGAGATCGCTGTGGCTCTTGATGTCGTGGGGGCTGAAGCCCAGCATTTCCATCCACCGGCCGTACTGATGGCGCTCCTCAGCCAGAATGCTCTTCCCGTTCGGCAGGAACATCCTCTTGCCGCGAGCAGCATCGCTGAAGTCAAAGTCGAAGGATCGAATGCCGCTCGCGATGATGATTCGTGCCCCCCAGAAGCCGTACAGGTGGACGTCTCCAGGAAGCTCAGACTCCATCTCAGCGATTCGCTTGAGGGCCGCAGATCCCTGACGGGAGTCGGCCTTGGGCAGCCTGATAACTCCCACCATGTGCTCTTGATCGGCAAGCGGCGTAGCGTCTGGCGCCGCCCGCGCATTGAGGCTCAACCGGTTCAAAGTCTGTGCCCTGTTATCACTGAGCAGCCATTCGAGGTATACCCAATCGTGCTGGGTATAATCCCACACTGGCCACACCTGGGCAGGGTTCATGAGCGTATGCGTATTGTCCATGACCGCCATGCCTTGGCCGCCAATTGCAGCCGTCACGTAGGGCACGTTCTTCGCGATCGTTTGCTCTGCATGTAGCGTTGGCGTTGTGGCTTTCTTCACTAGCGTGCCCCGAGGCCAGAGGATTCTCGTGTGGCCTGCAGCGGCGAGCTCGCGGTGATACGTCAACGGCATTCTGGCCCAGACCAGTCGGTGGCCCTCTACTTCAAGATTCATCCCCTCACCATACTAAGAATACTTCAGAAAGGCATCAATGGACTCAGATTCCCCTCTTAGACCCATAGCTCGGGAGATAGTGAAGCAGTTCATCCAGCGGCGAGACGTCAAGGCGAAACAGCATCAAGATGGAGCCTACAGTCCGATCAAGTCTCAAATCACCTACAACGACATGGGCTTGCACCTTGAAGGCAAGATGACTTACGGGCACTACCTGGTCGATCCAGAAGGCATGACGCGAGTGCTTGCATTCGACTTGGACTTCATCTCCGAGATTGAAGTGCCTTGGCAGGACGATCCGATCCTGCCCAGGCAGATCTTCAACACCGATGGCGCCAACCGCGGATGGTTAAACAAGACCGTAAGAGGTCTTGCTGACGGTCTCGCCTGGAAATTGAAGCGACTTCATCCTGAACTGAACGTCATGACGCTCTTCAGCGGCAGTAAAGGCATCCACGTATACGGCACTTTCCCCGAGCCGGTCGACGCAGGACTATCCAGAAGAATCTCGATAAACATCTTGAACTCTTTCGGGTGCTTTGAGCCGCTGAGGGGCAAGAACTTCTATCGCCATAGGATGCTTGATCTGCCGATTGAGATCGAAGTCTATCCCAAGCAAGAAAGCATAGGCAAGGGTGGTTATGGCAACCTCTTGAGAATGCCCCTTGGGGTCAACCAGAAGACTGGCAACCAGAGCTTCTTCTACCGAACTGACGGCCCATTGACTCAGCTAAGGGCCATGGATCCGCTGACAGCTCTTCAGCATGGAACGGTTGGGTGATATCACCATCGAACCAGGTTCATGTTTGTTCACCCAACATGTATCGTTGGGTCAATGGAAACGACACACGACAACAGCAAATGGGCCAACCGGGGAGTGACGCCAGTCGTCCACTTCCGAGTCACCATCAGCCAGGAAACCCGAGATCAGCTGGACGAGCTGATCAAGGTTCATGGCGGCAATTACACCTTCATGATGGAGGCATTGATCGCCGAGCTACCAACTTTGGCCGGACTCCTGACCAATCCGGTGACGCCTGGCCGGTTTAACTTCATCGCTGGAGTCACCGAGCTGAGCGCACGTCGATCCAGGAGAGATCGAACTCTTCCGCCTCGCACCATCAATACCGTCTATCGCCTGTCACCAAGTCGCAAGAAGATCCTAAACGACTACTGCAGCGCCCTCTTGGTTGCCAAAGTCACCATGGTGGAAGGGCTGGTCGATTACATATACAAGATATTCGTCGCTGGCCAGGACAAAGATGTAGGCCAAGTAGAGACAACTGCGCTCAGTCTCAGGATCAAAGAAGAGATTCGATTCTTGGCCTACAACCGAAAGTCCAACGGTCGACCACGCAAGTCCCGTCCAGGGTCCCCCAAGTCCACAAAAGAATAGAAAGAACACATGTCCCAAGTTATGAAGCCCCCACGAACCTCTTCAGTCGACGGTGAGTCGTTCTTTGGTTCCAAAACAGACTGGTCAGGTCCTGAGCCGATCTGGGATCAACCGAGATTCAACTTCCCCTTCTCTGAGCCGGATGCCGAACCGACGGTTGAGCTCCTTGAGCTCCCAGCTCACTACCCAGAAGAGTCGACCGTTGACTGGGCAGCACGAACCAGCCACAGCCATGGGGTAACCCCCATCGAGATCGACAGATCGGCAAAGAGGCTGATTATGGTAGGATCCATGTTGGTTCTTGCGGTCGCGGCGGTCTGGGTCGGTCTCGACGCCACCGCTCCGCTGTCAAGGGAACCAGTGCTTGAAGGAGTGACGATCCTGAGCCAGCCGGATCAAGCCACCACGGTGACTACGGTGGCACCCCAGCGGGCCGCGGCCGGATCGAGTGGTGATCTCCTCCCACCGGTCACGGTGCCGATTCAGCCAACGGCCGGAGTCAACCCCACTCCACCGCCGAGTCTGACAGTGCCAGTGACCGAGCCGCTCGCTGTGGCGCCCACAACGGTCACCACGGCGGCCCCGGCAACTCAGGCCCCGGCAACCCCGGCAACGGCTGCACCGGCCACAGTGGCCCCGACGGCGCCGCCCACGACGGCTGCGCCGACCACTCAGGCCCCAGCGACGTCCCCGGACACCACGACCATCACCACGGCTACCACCCAGGCCCCGTCAACGACTGCGCCGCCCTCAACAGCACCGACTACCACAAGCACACCGGATGTGGAGAAAGGTGTGGACAACCAATGAGGGTCCAACTTGGAGGAGAAGATGCAGTCAGCTCGTG